AGAGATTTAAAAATGTTAGATGGTTATATGGAAGCAGAATTAGTAGCCGCTAGAGTTAGTGCTAGTAAAATGGGTTTCTTTAAATCAAACGATGCTGATGGTTATACTGGAGAAGATAAAATAGATACAAACAATCCTGTAATGTTTGCTGAAGCTGGAACTTTTGAACAATTACCTACTGGAACAGAATTTCAATCATTCGACCCACAACACCCAACAACTGCATTTAAAGATTTTACAAAAGCAGTAATTAGAACAATAGCAAGTAGTTTAAATATTAGTTACAACACACTAGCAAACGATTTAGAAAGTGTAAATTATTCTAGTATTAGACAAGGTGCATTAGAAGAAAGAAATTTTTTTCAATGTGAACAATATAGAATGATTCGAAATTTTCACGATGTTATTTATAGTAAATGGCTTGAAATGATATTATTAACTGATCTTTTAAATGGACTTCCACCTTCAAAATTTCCTAAATTTAATAATCCAATTTGGAGAGGTAGAGGTTGGCAGTGGATTGACCCTAAAAAAGAAGTAGAAGCATTAAAAATAGGTGTAGAAAATGGTTTTTTATCTATTCAAGATGTTCAAAGTGGTTATGGTCGTGATGTTGAAGATGTATTTAGTCAAATACAAGCAGATAAAGAACTAGCTGAAAAATTTGGAATACAATTAGCTTTTGAACCTTTTGGAACAAAAGAAAATCAACAAAATCAACCACAAGAGGTTGAAGATAGCAAAGAAAATGAATAATTAGTAACTATGGAAAAAAAACATATTCAAAATATAACTGAAAATGAAGATTCAGTAACTATAACTTTTGGTAAATCTGATGAGTATAACAAAGAAGGGGACAGGAAAGTTTCTGATAACAAACCATCTATGGTATCAGCAAAATCGGAAGAACAAAAAGATAATAAAGAACAAGAAAAAAATAAAGATAACAACGAAGTTGAAGAAAAACAAAAAGCAGAAGATTTAAGTTTTGAAAATAAATCAGATAAAATAGCAACGCAAGAATCAACTAAAGAAAAGCTATTTAGATTATTTGGTTTTAATAATAAAAAAGTTGATGAAGAAAAAAGAACTGTTGGATTAGCGTTCTCGTCAGAAGAACCATACGACAGAACTTTTGGAACAGAAATATTAAGTCATAATCCAAAAGATATTGACTTTTCGTTTATTGCAAGTGGTCGTGCGCCTTTATTGCTCAACCACGATTTTGAAAAGCAAATAGGTGTCATAGAGAAAGCTGAAATTAGCGAAGCAGACAAGGTAGGTCGTGCAGTCGTTAGATTTGGAAAATCAAAACTAGCTGATGAGGTTTTTCGTGATGTCATAGATGGCATTCGTAGTAATGTGAGTGTTGGCTATGAAATACTGAAGATGGCTAAAGTAAAAGACGATGATGAGGACGAAGAAAAGCCAACTTATCGTGTTAATTGGCGGCCATTGGAAGCGTCTATTGTTTCGGTACCAGCAGACACAACTGTTGGAATTGGTCGAAGCAAAGATGAAACATTAACCGACAACAATTCTTCTAAAGAAAGAATTGAAGTCATAAATAGGAAAAACACAATGGAAAAAGGAAACGAAACTCCAAAAGTTGAAGCACCTAAAGTTAATGTTGAAGAACAAATCGTCAAAGCGAGAAAAGACGAAACAGCTAGAATTAAAGAAATTACTGCATTAGGAGCAAAACATAATTGTTCTGATGTTGCAAGTAAAGCAGTTAATGATGGCGTTTCTCTTGCTCAATTTAGAGGAATTGTTTTAGACAAACTTGGTGATGCAAAACCTTTGGACAAAAAAGACAACATTGGACTTTCTAATAAAGAATCACAAGACTATTCAATAGTTAGAGCAATTAAAGCTATGACTACTGGAAATTGGTCTGGTGCTGAACTTGAAAAAGAAGCGTCTGATGAAATCTCAAGAAAAACAGGCAAGGCTCCTAGAGGAATCTTCATTCCATCTGATATTAGATGGCAAAGAGATTTGATTTCTGGTGCTAGTGCTGATGGCGGTGCTTTAGTAGCAACTAATCTTTTAGCTGGTTCATTTATTGAAGCGTTAAGAGCAAAAATGGTTGTGAAACAAGCTGGTGCTTTAGTTTTAAGTGGTTTAGTTGGTGATGTTGCTATACCTGCTCAAAATGCAGTTAATTCTGCATCATGGGTAGCAGAAAATGCGGCAGTTACAGAAGTTAATCCAACTTATAGACAAGTAACAATGGCTCCAAAAACTCTTGGAACATTTACTGACATATCAAGACACTTAATGCACCAATCAACTCCAGCTATTGAAACTATTGTTAGAAATGACATAATTAGAACATTAGCTAACGAAGTTGATAAAAAAGCTATTCAAGGTGATGGAACTTCAAACACTCCAACAGGTATTTTAAATACTTCTGGAATTGGTTCTGTTGCTATGGGTACTAATGGCGATCAAGGAACTTGGGCTAAAGTTGTTGAAACTTGGAAAGAAGTTGCTACTGATAATGCAGACGTAGGAGCATTAGCATTCTTAACTTCTCCAACTCAAGTTTCTCGTTTCATGGCAATACCTAAAGTTAGTTCATCTGACTCGGTAATGATTATGAACGATCAAAACAACTTGATGGGTTATAAAGTCTTTTCAACAACAAACTCTCCTGATAATTTAACTAAAGGTACAGCAAGTGGAACTTGTTCTGCTCTTACTTTTGGTAATTTCAATGATTTAATCATTGGAGAATGGGGAAGTTTAGATATATCTGTTGACCCTTATACTAATGCCGCTAAAGGTGGTACTAGAATAATCGGTTTATACGATGTAGATGTTGCTGTTAGACACGCAGAAAGTTTTGCGGCAATAAAAGACTTAATTGCATAATTTTAATAATTATCAATTTATAAGATTAGGCGTGGCATTGACCACGCCTTTTCTTTTTAGTAAAAGGAATTATTATGAAAATAAAAATAGTAAAACAAACATTTGTTAAAGGTGCTTTAGCAAAAGCTGGCGATGTAATAGATGCTGATGAAACTGATGGAAATTTATTAATCGGTATGGGTAAAGCTATTGCTTCAGCAGAAGATGTTAAAAAACCAGAAAACAAAGCAGTAAAAAAAAGAAGCATTTTTTCTCGTAAAAAATAATTAACTAAAGGAATTATAATGTTTATCTTTGGATTACCTATGTCATATTGGTTTAAAAATCCTAAACAATTATTAAAAAAAGCAAAAGAATATAAGTATCATATTGTTGCTGGAATAATTGTTATTGTTATCTTATCAGCTATATTTTAATGAAATTGTCTTTTATCAAGTATGGTAAAAGAAAAATAAAAATTAAATATGAGTTGTTGCATGATTGCTATGGATTGTACGACCCAAATCACAATACTTTACAGCTTGATAAAAGGTTGAAGTCTTTAAAGTTATTTAATACTTTAATGCACGAGTTATTTCATATAATTATGAGTAATGAAAATATAAATGTTAATTTAAAAGGAGAAGAACCTATTGCAAAAGCAGTGGGTGATGGTTACGAAAAAATATTCAAGGCCAATCCATTCCTAGTTAAAATATTAACACAATGTTTAAGAAAGTAAAATAAAATGGCAGTAGAAACAGATACAGAACGAGCAATATTTTTTGATAGTGATGACTTTGCTAGTTCAGCAACATTTACCGATGTTTCTGCTGGAACTTCATCAACAATAAAAGGAATTTTTGATAAAGAATCAGTAGAACAAGCTGTAGGTGAAGCAGGATTAATTGAAGAAGTGCCTATGTTCACTTGCAAGACTTCTGATGTATCTGATGCAACTTTTAACGATACATTGGTTATTGATAGCACTACTTATTACATTAAAGAATTATTACCTGATGGAACAGGAGTAACTAGAATAACTTTATCAGGATAATATGGCTCACATTAGAAAAACAATTAGAGAAAATGTTAAAACAGCAATTACTGGTTTATCAACAACTGGTACAAGCGTTTATGAAACAAGATACTTTCCTTTACAAACTGGAAATCTACCAGCTTTAATAGTTTATACTTTAGATGAAACTATTGAAGATTATACTTTAGGAAAAAATACTAGAACTCAACAAAGAGCATTAAATTTAATTATAGAAGCACATTGTAGAGGAACTGCAAATATAGATGATACACTTGATACTATTGCTGAAGAAGTTGAAGAAGCAATGGTTAGTGATGTTACTCGTGGCGGAAATGCTAAAGATACAAAATTGGTCGCAACTGAAATTGAGTTTGATACAGCTAGTCAAAAAACTGGTCTGATGAGGTTGACCTATTTAATTAATTACAATACGATAGAAAACGCAGTACAAACAGGAGTATAATTTATGGCAACAAATAGAATAAAGTTAAAATCGCCAGATGGTAATAGTGTTATTGAAACTTCAAATGATATGGAAGAATATTATTTGAAAATGGGCTACACAAAAGTTTCTGATACTGATAAAAAACCATCATTTAGCGATAAAGCTAAAATAAAAACAAATAAGGATAAATAACAATGGCGACACATACAGGAAGTTCAGGAATAGTTAAAGTTGGAACTAATACTGTTGCTGAAGTAAGAAGTTTTACTTTAGATACAACAGCAGAATTATTAGAAGATACAGTATTAACTGATACTTCCAAAACCTTTCAAGTTGGCAAAAAAGGTGCAACTGCATCTGTTGAGTGTTTTTGGGACGAAACAGACACTAATGGACAGATAGCAATAGCGGAAGGACAACAAGTTACTATGACATTATACCCAGAGGGAGCAGATTCTTCTGATTATTATTATGGTGGTACTTGGATTATAACTGCTAATTCGGTTTCTATTCCAACAGATGGAATTATCGAAGCTACTTTTTCAGCTACTTTGACTGGTGCATTGACTAGAGGAACAGTTTAATTTGACATTTAGCTAAAAATCAGTATTCACTTATTTTATGAGTGATATTCTTGAAAAAGCTAAAGAACATTTTAATTCTATTGACAGGAAAATTATTGAAATTCCTGAATGGAATCAAACTGTCTATTCAAAACCATTAACTTTAGCCGACAAAAGAAAATTAACTAGAACTATAAAACCAGATGATGTTACTTTATTTGCTGATGTACTTATTTTAAAAGCAGAAGATAAAGAAGGAAACAAACTTTATACTTTAGAAAACAAACATACTCTAATGCACTCGGTTGACCCAGAAGTAGTTGCCCGCGTTGCTCAAGAAATATTAGAAGTTATCCCAATTCAAGATTGGGAAAAAAAAAATCAAGACAGATAAAGAATTAGTCAATATTTTACATCTAGCAAAAGACCTTAACTTGAAACTATCTGACATTATGAGTATGACAGTAAGTGAATTTAATTTATGGTGTGCATTTTACGATAAATTAAATAAAGACATAAAATTTAAAAGATAATGGCAAGAAATAGATTACAATTCGATATTAACGCAAAAGATAAAACTAAAAGAGCATTTAATTCTTTAAAGCGTGGACTTAAAGGCGTATCAAAAGCAATTTTTAATATGAAAACAGGATTAGCCGCAGTTGCAGGTGTAGCTGGTCTTGGTTTAATTATAAGAAATTCTTTACAAACAATAGACAAATTAGGAAAATTATCCAGACAAGTATTTATATCAACAGAAGATTTATCAGCATTTAGATTAGCCGCTAATTTGGGTGGAACATCTTTAGAAGCGTTTGCTAAAGGTGCAAGAACAATGGCAGTTGGTATTAATGATTTTTTAGTTAAAGGAACTGGTATTGCTAAAGAAGCATTTGAACAATTAGGTATTACAGCAGAAGATTTAAGAGGAACCAATGGAGACTTAATGGCTCAATTTGAATTAGTTGCTGACGCTTTAAGAAATATGAAAGATGGCACAGATAAAACTGCTATTGCTTATAAATTATTTGGTGGAAGAAATATTGAACTTTTAACTGCTATTGAAAGAGGTACAGATGGTATGCAAGAAATGGCAGAAGAAGCAAAAAGATTTGGTTTAGTCTTATCAACAGATATGGTTAAAGCAGTTGAAGATGCAAACGATTCATTAACTAGAACTAAATTTTTATTTACAGGTGTAGCAAATAATTTAACAATAGCTTTAGCACCAGCAATAGAAACAGTATCAACAAATTTAAGAGATATGTTATTAAAGCACGTTGAAGAATCGCATGGAAGTATGACTGAATTTGGTACTTTTTTAGGAAATAAATTTATTGAAATTATAGGAAAAGTTTTAGAAGCATTTATTAAAGCTAAATATGTACTTATAGATTTTGGAAATAATATAGAAAATATTGGTGCTAAATGGCATAATTTTGGAACTAAAATGTTGGCCGCTCTTGGCCCTGCTGGTATTCCTCTTGCTTTTAAAAGAGGTTTTAAAGAAGTGAAAGAAACAGTTGAAACTGATAGTGCGGCCATGATGGAAGAAATAGAAACACTACGAAATTTTATAAATGAAGTTACTACAAATAATAATGATAATGCTAAATCTGCTTTAGATGAAGGTTTAAATGATAAAAAAGATAACGCAAATAAACAAAAAGTAATTATAGGTGATTTATATAATTTTGAAGATTTAAAAATGAAAGCACAATTACAAGCATTTAAAGAACATGAAGAAAAAAAAGCATTAATAAGAAAACAAGGAATGGAAACATTAAAAGGTAATTTAGAAGGAACATTAACTATATTATCTGGACATAATAAAAAAGCATTTGACGCATTAAAAGCATATAAAATTTCTGAAGCAATTATTAATACTTATTCAGCAGTTATGAAAGCATTTGCAACATATCCGCCACCTTTAAATTATGCAGTTGCTGGTTCAGCTTTAGCTTTTGGTATGGCACAAGTTGGACAGATTAGGTCGCAAAAATTTACACCAAGACGACAAGGTGGATTAGTTTCAGAAAATAAACCTTACATGGTTGGAGAAGGTGGGCCAGAAACTTTTGTTCCTAATACTGCTGGCACAATAATTCCAAGTGGTATGGGTGGACAAAATGTAAATGTTAATTTTACTATTAATGCAGTTGATACTGCTGGGTTTCAAGCGTTACTAGCTAACGAAAGAGGTATGATCGTTAGCATGATTAATAGTGCAGTTAATCAACAAGGAAAGAGTAATTTAATTTAATGAGTGGACAATTACCTACATCACCTGTTTTTAATGCTATGAATTTTAAAGATGAAAGTAATACTTTAATTTCAATATCTGATAGTGGAAGAAGATTTGCTAGAAAAATTGATAACCAAAGATGGAAATTTACTTGTAGTTATAAATTATTAACTAGAGCAGAATTTGCACCTATACTTGCTTTTATAACTAAACAAAGAGGACAAAAAGAAACTTTTACTGTTATTCCACCTAAAATAAAAGATGCGCAAGGTTCAGAAACAACAACAATATCTGTTAATGGTGCGCATACTGCTGGAGATACAACAATAGCAATAGATGGGTTTAATGCTGATAGTGCTGGTTCACTTAAAGCTGGAGATTTTATAAAATTTTCTGGGCATACAAAAGTATATATGGTTGTTTCTGATGTAACACCAAGTTCTAATGCGGCTACTGTAACTATTGAACCACCAATTATTGAAAATTTATCTAACGATGAAACTGTAACTTATGATGATGTTCCTTTTACTGTTTATTTAACAGGAAATGTTCAACAATACAGTTTAGGTATTAATGATTTATATAATTATGAATTTGATGTGTGTGAGGCGTTTTAATGAAAGTGTCTGAAAATACATCAGTTGATATGCCTTTAAAAAATTTAATCTCCATAATTGGGGCTGTTGCAATAGGAGTATGGGCTTACTTTGGAATTGTTGAAAGAATTAACCAATTAGAAACAGATAATCATTTAATTAAAAAAGATTTAGAAGGTGCAGTAGAATTTTCCATTAAATGGCCTAGAGGAGAACTTGGTAGTTTGCCTGCGGATTCTGAACAATTTTTATTAATCGAATCAGTTTTAGCTGATGTGGAAGATTTACAAGTAGAAATGAAATCAATGCGCCACAATGCAGTTAATATAGATAGACTTCAAAAAGATGTAGAAAAAATATTAACAGATATAGAAAAATTAAAAGATAAAGTGAGGAAAAATGGAAACAGTCATTAGTGGAGTAATAGTATTATGTATGTTTTATCAAGGTGGAATTATTGAGCATACTTATATTCAAGATCAAAAAATGTCATCATGTTTAAAGGCAAAAAGACAAGTTGAGCGTTCAGTTAATCCTGAAAATGTTAGAATGGCTTGTGGTGAAGTAGATGCTATTATTGAGAAAGATGAATATAGCGATAAAATGAGAGTGGTTAAAATTGTTAAAGATAAATATGGAGATTATACAAAATGATAAATGAAAAACTTATTACAGCATTATTAGCAATATTACTTGCGTTAGGTGGTTGGACTTTATCAAGAACATTCTCACTTTCAACAGACATGGTGCTTATTAAAGAAAAAGTATCATCATTAGAAGAAAAAATTGAAGGTAAGTTTAAAAAGAAAAAGAAAAAGAAGAAGAAAGATGATAAATGAAAGGACAGTTATATTATTGCTTTTCCTAACTTTAATTGGAGTGGGTTTAGCTGGTTGTAATACTAATGTTTGTCCAGATAAAACTACAGTAGAAGTTGGTATAACAGAAACAGATTCTAAAAACGATAAACTACAAGAAAAAAAATCTATAACACAATCTTGGAAGTGGGGTAAAAAGAAATGTCAAGAGGGCTAACAACAGCAGTTAAAAACGCACTAGCAGATACACCTACATTTTGTCATTTAGTTTATTTAGGATTTTCAACACCTGTAAGAAAAACAGATAACTCTTTTGATATAGTAGATGATATTGAAGGTAGTTCTCAAACTTATAATGCTGATGGAACTTTATTAGGAGTAGGTCATGTTCCAGAATCTAATACTCCAATTAAAAATAGTATTGATTTAATATTTAGTGGAGTAGATCAATCTTTAATTTCAACTGTTTTAAATAATGATGTTCTTGGTACTGATATAAAAGTTTATAGAGCAGTAATAAGTGGTACTACTGCTATCGCTGACCCATTTTTATTATTTCATGGTAATTTATCAAATTTTCAAATTAACGATGCTGGAACTAATGCTAGTTTGTCAATCACAGCAACAAATCATTTTGGTAATTTTGAAAAAATAAATGGTAGAACTACTGCCGATACTTCTCAACAAAGACATTTTTCAGGAGATAAAGGTTTTGAATTTTCAGCTTTAACAATTAGAGATATTAAATGGGGGAGAGCATAATGAATTGGTGGAAACGATTAAAAATAAATTGGGCAAAAAAAATATTAAATGATAATGCTCCTGCTGGAGAATTTATTGCTTATATTAACAAAGATGAAGAAGAAAAATTAAAAAAATTAGGTGGATATGGAAAACCAGTAAATCAAACAGGAATTAAATCTTTTTTTGTAGATTGGGTAATGGATAATATTGTTGCTCCTGTTGTTGAAGTATTTACACCAGCTATAAATTTTTTTAAAGATTATCAAGGTTGGTTTTCAGCTATATCAATAGGTATTCAAGTAATAAGTTGGTTAAAAAAACCAGATACACCAGATACACCAAATATGGATACTATTCCAGAACAAGTAGCAAAAGGTGTATTAGTAAATAAAACTTCTTCTAATTCTCCTTTACCTGTTATTTATGGACAAAGAAAAATTGGTGGCGTTGGAGTTTTTATGGAAACTTCAGGTACAGACAATGAATTTCTTTTTATGATTTTTGCTTTATGTGAAGGTGGAGTTGAATCTTGCGAACAAATTTACATAGATGATAAATTAGTAACATGGTCTGGTGCATTAACACATGGAACAGAAAGAACAGTAGGAAGTGGAGATTCAAATTTTTATAAAGACAGCGAATCAAAAATATCAGTAACTTGGTATGATGGTAGGGACGATCAAACTTATAATACAACAGTTGGTGCTTTATCATCTTGGACATCAAACCATAGATTAAGAGGTGTTAGTTATTTGGCTTTTAAGTTTAAATGGAATCAAGATTGTTTTATGGCAATTCCAGATGTTAAAGCAGTTATTAAAGGAAGAAAAGTTTATGACCCAAATTTAGATGGAACTAAAACAGGTGGCTCTGGCTCACATAGAGAAGATACAGCTTCAACTTGGGCATGGTCTAATAATCCTGTTCTTTGTACTTTAGACTATATGAGAAATACAAGATTTGGATTAGGAATTGCTAATAGTTATTTTGATGGAGATTATGCTGATTGGCAAACTGCGGCAGATGTTTGCGATACAGATGTTACTCCTTATGGTTCTGCAAGTGCTATTGACTTATTAGACATGAATCATGTTTTAGATACCAAAAAAAAATGTATTGATAATTTAAAACAAATGGTATCAGGATTTAGAGGTTATCTAAATTATGCAAATGGAGAATATAAAGTTTTAGCTGAATCAACTGGAAGTGCTAGTATTTCATTAACAGAAGATAATATTATAGGTGGAATTAAAGTTTCAAGTTTATCAAGAAATAGTAGATATAATAGAGTTATAGTTACTTTTGTTAATCCTGATAAAAATTATCAAGCAGACGAAATACAATGGCCGCCTGTAGATGATAGCGGTTTAACAAGTGCAGATCAACACGCAACAATGAAAACTGCCGATGGTGGTTTTTTGCAGGAAGGAAGGTTTGATTTTCCTACTATTACGAATATTTATCAAGCTGAAGAACTAGCGGAAGTAATTTGTAGAAGAAGCCGAAATAATATGAATGTAGGTTTAAGATGTGATGCAACAGGATTAGATTTAATGGTAGGAGAATTAGTAAATGTAACTCACGCAACTCCAGCTTTTTCTGCAAAAACATTTAGAGTACAAGGTATGCAAGTTAATTCTGATTTAACTGTTGAATTACAACTTACCGAATACCAATCGGCTTTCTACACTTGGGCAACAAAGACACAAGCGGCAACAATACCAGATACTACTTTACCTAATCCTTTTTCTGTTACTGCTCCAGCAAGTGTAACATTAACAGATGAATTAATTGAATATTCAGATGGAGTTGTTTTAACAAGATTAAATATATTAGTTGGTGCAAGTACCGATAAGTTTGTTCAGTATTATCAAATTGAAACTAAAAAAACTTCTGAAAGTGATTATAAAGTTATTGCTAAAGGATTGGCTTCAGTTTTAAATTATCATCAATTAAATGTAGTAGATGGAATAGAATACTCAGTTCGATGTAAAGCAATTAATTCTATGGGAGTTTCTTCAGGTTATACAACAGCTACAAGAACAATAGTTGGTGCAACTGATACACCAGCAGATGTAAATGATTTTTCTATTTCAATGGGTGGTTCAAATCAAATGCAATTATCTTGGGAGCCAGTTGCAGATTTAGATGTATCTTATTATTCAATTCGTTATCAAGATGTAACAAGTAATGCTAGTTGGGCGGCTTCAACTAATTTAACACAAGTTGTTAGAAGAAAATCTAATAATGTTACTATTAATGCTCGTACTGGTGCTTTTTTAATTAAAGCAGTAGATAAATTAGGAAACGAATCAGATA